GAAGTAGCCCTCCAAGAACAGCCCTATTATACAACGTATAACCGCCATTTGTCAAGCTGCATATAACCTGCCATATTTATTGCGCTTGAGTCCCTTTTCTTTTGCCCATTGCTCAAACGTCTTGTAGTCAAATACTTGATTCTGCCCTGTTACCGGATCGCGTCCGCGCCGTGCCTTCGGTTCGTACTCTTTCGTTACAGTTATGGAATGGCAACGGCAGTTTATTGATAGGCTTGGAGGTAGTGAAGGATCACCTGGGTGTGATACTTCATAGCCAGACATATTCCACGTTCCTTCTATCGGCACCCGCTTCCCGTCGAGCCGTGCGTGTTCTGGCCTGACCGCGTTGTCAAGTGTAGCATCCCACATCTTTTCAACGTCTAGTCCTTGCGCCTGTGCTTCGTAGCTTCGCGCAAGCTCGGCCATGTTCTGCGCCCGGTGTCCTTCGGTGTGTGCTATCCTCAAGGCTTTGTACAAGTCACCGTCAACCTGTCCATTGTACACCCCGCCAATAATTGTTCGGAGCCGTTGCGCTATCGCGGTTATTCCCTCACCGTTTATCAGTCCGGCGTTGACCTGTGACCATATCGCAGCAAGCGCCTTTTCTTGATTCGCTGATATCAGCGCTTTGAGTGTCCCAGCAACCGGCGTGTAGTTGTCCGCAGCGCCTATTGCTGTCTTGATTGCTTTCCATGCTTCCAACTCCCCGGTCATGGCATAGCGTACAAGGTTAGGATCAAGTGGCGAGAAGGTAAGTGGATCGCTCCAGTCTAGCTGGTATGAGGTCCGGTAGTACTGGTTTGAGAATGACAGGTCAAACGCCTCTATCTGTAAGCGCTCTACCGTTCGCCCCAGCCTCTTGTATTCGTCGTATATCTGCGCCTTGAGATTATCCAGGCGGTTGTACTGGATAGCCCAGTTGTACTGATCTTTCGGAGAGACGCCAGCCTCCCGAGCTTTGGCAATCATAGCGCCCATCTTGTCCTGTATATTCTTTAGCGCTATATCGTACTGCTTAACGATAGCGGATTCTATCGCCTCGCGTTCGGCTTCGGTGAGCAGGTAGCCTTTGTTAGAAAACTCTCCATACGTCATTCTTTCCCGACATCCTCTGTTCTTGGTGTGAACTTCTCTAGCGGGTTAAATATCTTGTCGAGGTCTGATTGATCTATTGCCGGGAAGGCGCTCGAAGCTATTGCCCTAGCAGAATCTGACGGAAGCACCCCTTGTGCTACGTTCGTTGCAATCGTAAGCAGCGAGTCCACCTGTGCACCGTTAAGCGCTGCCTTTTGTATGTCCTTAGGTTCAGCCTCTATCGTTGCTCCCTCCACATCCTCTGCGGTGCCGTCTTCTTCCACGTCAACCGCCGCAGCCGTCGGCGCTTGCATCGTGTCTTGATCCTCAAGCTCCCGCTCCCAGTCTGGAAGAATAGTCTTTGGCAGTATCTTGAGTATCGCCTCTTTCGTCATGCCCAGCCCCATCATCATTGACGCTATCTCAAGCCGTTCCTTTTCCGATACGGGAACATTCCGACTCCACTTGATTTCAACCTTGTACAGCTCTGGGTCTAGATCACTGGTACCAGCATAGATACAAGCGTCAAAGAATCCCTTGCGTTCGGTCAGCCAGCGCCGTAGGTATATCTCTGCTTTCCCGGCAACCATCTCCATGCACATGAGTTTGATTGCCAGGGCCTTGCCGGACTCCTCACCGCCTGCCCCGAACTGCGGATCGGTGAAGTCAATAATACGGGAAGTTTTGTGGAAATACCTCTCCAGGTTCTCAAGCATCCACTTGTAAAACTCGACAGCGCCGGAAAGATTCTTTTCCAGATATCGCGGCCACTTGTCAGAATCGTATGGGTCTAGGTCATGAAAGTACCCCTTTGTCTTCAGCTCTGCTGCAATCTCCGGGGTTATGATAAACGGGAAAAGAGCAATCATCGCGTTGAACCGGTCTACCTCGTTAAGGGACTTACTCATGATCTTGTCGATCTGGTCGATGATTTGCTTCTCTGCCTCAAATAGACATTCCCCATCTTTGTTTATCTTTGCCTCAAGAACCGGGACTTCCTCGAACGGATATGAAAGATCATTGTCCTCATACCGAGCCCAGTCCTTGTTTTTCTCTTTTATCCAGCCCTCGGCGTTCCCGGTGAAATATACAACAGCGTGAGTGTTCTCGCCGTCGGCAAACATCCGAACCGCGTATTCCTTGACCGGCTTGAGAGTGTTTGACCACTTGATATAGATTTGTGAAGCGGGAACCATAACCCATTCCGGTTTGATCGGGAATCCGGGCGTTGTATCCTCGCTTGTCCACCAGACTTCATACGCGGTGCCTTGGCTCATTGCCTCGGATACCATCTCGCCTATGTGTAGCGTATCATCGTTATAGTCTGACCAGTCTTTGATTATCTGGTTGTATTCATCATCGCGCTTGTCCCATTTGTCGGTAGAGTCAAGAAGCTCATAGTAAACGTCAGGAGAACCAGGCGGCATCATGTACCCTACCATGCTGTCAACGGCAAGTTTTCCCAAAGGTATAGCCAGACGGTTGTCCGGATCGTCCCCGGTTGCGTTGTTCGCAATGGTGGGATTCTTCCCGCGAACGTATGCGCGGTTTGACCGGTACTGCTTTTCTTTGCCCTGTAGCGCGGCGCATATCGTTTTCAACGTTTCTTTGTCCATAGCTACCTTCCTTTGCGGTATTATAACATATTTATAGCCGTAGCGCTACTGTAGGAGCAGCGGCAAGGTTATTCTTTGTTCCAAACTTTTCTACTAATCCGGTAAGTGCATCTGGTGCATCATCGTGTTTGTTCTTTCCCTCTTTCTGATAGGTCATTAAAGCATTGTAGAACTCTGGCCACGTAACCGCCCATCCTTCGGGAAACAATATATACTGCTGAACAACCGCAGCATTAGTGAGTATCCGTGATTGTTTGTTTGCGCTCTGGTGGAACCAACGTATAGAAGCCCGATATCCGCGTTCGTTCGATATCCTCTGAATGTTCCGCGCAAAAGCACGCCCTCCGTTGTTTGATTCTATAACCGCTTCTTGCGTTTTAGTGTCCTGTAAAAGCTGTACGGTCGCTGGTTCGGTTGTCTCTTGTGCGTCCTGCGTGTAGAGTATTCCGGTAACGTATAGATACAATCCCTTCTTTCTTGCTGTTATACTGCATAGATAGTCTTTCCCTTCGTCTGCCGTATCAGTATAGTTTACGCTTGCGGTAGTACCTTCTGGTATCTCTGAATAGGTGGTGAATCCTGAATACAACCGCCCTTTTACGTCGAGACGTTGCATATCATAGTTGGCAGAAATGATATTCTCGTCTCCGATTGTTTTCATCTCGTCATATTCTTCGCGTGACAAGATTTCTGGACAAAGCATTTCGCCGTCTTTCAGTGCAGGGCAAGATAGTACAAACCACTTTTCAGGCTGTATCTTTTGCAGTCTTCCGCCAAGATCGCCGCTCGCCCACGGTGTCATACAAAGAATCTTTATCGCGCTTTCTGCACGCTGTATAAGAGTGCCAGTATACCAAAGCCATATTTTTTCAAGCGCAAGCTCATTATACGCTACATCGGCGCCCTTGACTGGATCATCTATAATTATGACATTCCCGCCCTTCCCGGTTATAGAGCCGCCTATACCACAGCCCTTGTAGTTGAAAAACTGACCGTCAAGCGCCCACTTGTTTAAGGCGGCATCTCCTTTCTTTATTTTAGCATCGAAGATGTCAGAAAAGACAAACTGCTCCGGAACGTTTTTTTCCTCTGTGATTATATCCCGCGTGAACCTTGAAAAATCTTGCGCAAGGTCATCATTAAAAGAGGCCGTTATAATTTTGTTTGAGTGTTTCTTCCCAAGTATCCATGAGCTAAAGTTTGTGAGCGTCCTGCTTTTCCCGTGACGCGGCGGTATCTCAAGTATCAGGTTTTTGTATTTATTACCTTTCCCATCTATCAGCCGCCCTTCATAAAGCGATTGTAGTGTATCGCACAATGTCTTAAGATATGTCCGGTCTTCCTTATAAAAATCAGGCGAAAGCAGACGGCAAAACTCCCACAGGGAACGACGAGAACGCTCTATCCTTACTTCTCGGTTAGTCGGTAGTGTTTTCAATTTTGCCGGTTAGTTTTTCGAGCTGCTCCAGCTCTTCTTCTGTGAGTTTTGACAAATCGTGTACAACGTTCAGTGAGCCGCACAGGGCTACGTCTACCTTGTCAGTGAACAGTCCGTGCATCTTGCCAAGTAGCTCTATCGCCCGGAGCTTGTCGCGGAAGGAGACTTCTATAACATTGCCGTCTTTGTCTCTTTTCAGTTCTACCGCAGCGTCAGTGTATGCCAACGGCAAAAGCTCGTCTATGTTTCGTTTTCGTATCTCGTTGCGCCTTCCTACCGGATCTTCAAGCAATCGTTCAATCTCTGAACGCACCTTTACATTTCTTAACAGTCTTGAGGCTTGTGACTCTGCTGTCTTTTTCGAATAGCCAGAACGTATAGCTGCCTGCTTCCCGTTGAAGTCTACAACGTATTCTTGTGCGAATTGTGCCTGTCTGTCCGGAGCCTTGTCTTTAGCCATGCACCCTTGCCCCGATAGAATAAAGAATGGTTGCCAGTCGTCTTGTCTGCGGTTCTGTTAGCTCTAGGTCTACTTCTTCACTGATTATGTGAATGACTTCGTGAAGTAAAGTGTCTTCCTGATGTTGTTTTGTAGTTTCCTTATTTACCCTAATATAAGCCTGTTTTGTACAGCAATCGCCATATGCTCCTCCAAGCGCGTTTGCATCGACATATTCAACTTTATAGTCCTTGCCTAGTATCTGGATTTTCTTCATGATTCCCCCATGCCACCATTATACCGCATATTCCCTATTCCGGCAAGGGGCATAAAGAAGCCCGTCGGCAGGGAATTACTGGCGGGCAAGGAAAGAAGGAATGACTGATGATATCATTGTTTTTCTGATTACGCAAGGGCTATACATCCACCGCCTGCGCGGCAGGTCATTTCTTCTTCCATACGCCGCCCTTGCAGTCCATAAACTGTTTGTGTAGTCTCAACCCATCCGGCGTGTTCATGTCAGCGGCACATCCTACGCACGTGTTGTTGTCAACCATTGATCCGCTCGTGTCAAAATAATATGTAACGCCGTCGATTGTCTTGTCTGCATATTTGTCGTCCACGATTATACCTCCATGCATCCGCCGCCAATGCGATATGATTCTCTTTCTGCTTCCGGCATATCGCAAAACCAGTCAAACATATCATAAAAATCGCGCCCGGCGTTTGCACGTGGGTCACCGTTCTTCTTCAATGGCCACGGAAAGCGCCCCCACTCGAAGAACCAGCCGTCATATTTATACAGACGCGGTGAGCATAGAAAGCCGGTCATTTGTCTACCCTCACGCGGCAGCCGCAAGAGTGAAGCCCTGCGGATAGGCGCTGTATCGTTTCCTCGTTCAGTTCAAGGACTAGTTCGTCACTAATGCAGTGTAGCACCTCGTGAATGAGTGTTTCTTCCTGCTGCGGACCGGGAGCTTCTTTGTTTATCCTGATATCCAGCTTCCACGGCGTACACATCCCGAGTTCTCCCTTCATCTGTTCGCTCGTTTCGTATGAGAGTTTATACTTCATACCAAGTATTGAAACCGTCATTCCCCCTCCTTCTCCACTATGAACCCGCGTTGAACTTTGCATCGCGGACAAATAAGCGTCTTCATTATGCGCCCGTCTATAGTTCTTGTAAAAACTGTTTCATACTCATCATGAGTAAATCTTCCGTCGCAAATCGGGCAGCAGATTTCGTCTGGTTCGGTTACGGATAAAATGGTCATGCCAGCTCCTCGTATATCCTGACCCAAAAGGCGATATTCTGAATAGCCTCTATTAGCTGTTCCTGTTTCGTCTCTGCCGTGAAAAACTCGTACAGCTCCTCTTGCGCGAGCGTCATTGCATTATGGATCCCTGCGTGTTCGAGAAGATTATTGATTTCCTGATACTTTTCAAGTTTTTCCAGCAGGTTTTCGGATGTTACTCCTGCGGGTACTAATCGGGTAAACGCAACCGGGTGCAGTGCGTTCTGTCTGTGCCGTTCGGCTTCGATAGCCAATACAAGTTCGCTTGTCATGCTTCCCCCTTGAGTTCTTCCGCGTATTTAGTGAGAACACCTTCCACGTACTCAACGTCCTTGCCGTTGGTTCCCCTGTATATTACGTGTGCAATGTCCTCCGCTATCTGCCGCGCGCGGGTTTTCGGTAGCTCGCGGGTGTATGTCCCTGAAAAAACTTCGCTATGTCCGTCGTTGCGGTCGTTTACAAAAAACCTCACGCGCGCAGCGTTTACCCATTCCGGCGCGCCATCCCACACCTTCGGCTTGTCCATTTCCGCAAGCAGGGCGGTGGCGAGGTGCTGAATCAATACAGCCAAAGGAATTCCCATACAGGTTATTATGTTCCCATCGATTAACCCGCTTTCTATTTTTGCTATTCCCTCAATCTCCGCCCTTGATAGATTCCTTGTCAGTTCTTCGTTCATGATTCACTCCTTATCAACCCACGTATTTTTGACGGGATTGTTTCGCGGAAATGGTTTGACGTTTCTCTGTTGCAAAGTTCTCTCGCACCGTTAAGTCTGCATTCTGACGGGGAAAACGTGCAAAGTCTGCAAGATGCAAATTCGTTCATGTTGTAAACCAACTTATACACCCGTCCGTCTCGTTTGTATTTCATCCCCCCTCTCCTTTCGCGGTCTCCCGCGTGTCCCGGTCTTGCCGGGAAGGTCTAGTCATGTTGTGACAAAATAGATAGCGCCTCTTTTGGCGTCATCTCAAATCTGGTCAACCTGCTCCACTTGCTCTGATTGTCATTCCCTCTAGCACAGCCTTTACTTCATGATAGGTTCTTCCCTCTGCAAGTAGCGCCTGTACAAGATTTTCACGAACTGCTAAGCTCTCCAGCGTTTCTGCGCTCATTGCGTCGCGCGGTGTTTCTGTTGAAACGCCAAGACTTTTGTATACCAGTTTCGTATAGGTTGAATAAGCGTGTCCGTGCATACGTTCGTTTTCTCCGGAATCTTTTATCTGGTCTGTTAGCGTCTTGCGTATCTCTTTCCCGGCCATCCGGTACTCGCCGTGTTTTCGTAGATTCGGCAGAACGTCGCCAAATACCCATTGTTGAAAATCAAACGCCTTTTTCTTGTCGCTCCTGAACACCAGCTCATACATGACGCTTTCAGTAATTATGGCGACCGTTTGTTTTCCGACCGCAGTGTGTAAAGGGGTATAGGCTATCCCTACCCCCTTATCTCCAAACCGTATGTGCCGTTCCTTGATACGTGTAATTTTCTCGTTTGCGTTTTTTATTCCAAGACATCGGCAGGTGTGAGCAGCAAGAAACCACGGCTCACCGTCCTTCATTACTCCGCGAAGCTCTCCGATTGTTTCATGTTTGAATGTGAAAAGATCTGTGTCTTTCATAAACCCTCCAGTCATAAAATAGTCGCCTACTCGGAATGGAGGTTCCTTTCAGCGCCGGGTACAGTCTACCATGCCTTACGTGATCCGTCAAGCAGTTTGCCAGCATCGGGAATCGAACCCGATTAAGAAGGTCAAGGAGCGCCTTCCATGTCTCGCATGAAGTCGGCAATGTGTGAACCGACTACAAGCCCTGCATCACTGGTTCATGGCGTGTTGCGGAATCGAACCGCCTAAAGCACCCATCCCTCGGGGGCCAGTCAATCCCGAGGCGACGCTACACGCCGTACAAGCCGGTGAGTGTGCGCCGGTACACCCTACTGCTAACTCGCCGTAGACACCTATCCAGTTTTAAGGACTGGCAACCGATCAGGGGAATGGGTCTCGAACCCATCAATCAACCCCAAGCATCCATGGTGCCCTTAGTTCCCCTGTGGCCCCCCGTATCGCCGGGAAAACGCGCCGGTCACACATTCTGACCGATAGCTCCAGCGAGGAATCGAACCCCGGACAGACTGTTTACAAGACAGCCGTTCTGCCAACTGAACTACTGAAGCATAAAAGCGTTGCCGGGAGCCACAACTTCAAACCCGGCGGCAACGCCATTTTTATACACTACTCGACTTCTGCCCACAGGGCCGCTTTTTCTTCCTTCGCAATTTCGGCGATCTTTTTCGCCTCTTCGATCTCAATTTTCTTGTTGACGATCTTTGCGAAAACGCGGCCTTTTTCGTCCTTGTCAGCCTCGGCAAGTTCAGTGCGAAGCCGAAGAAGTTCAAGTTCTGAATCCTCGACCAGTGCGTCAAACTCGCGAACCTTGTCGTCAAGGATTCTGCCGGTCTGCTTCATAATTCCGGGTAACTCAAGCGCCCTTTTCGCTTCCATTGTGGCCTTGTACAGCTTTTCGATCAACTTCATTCTTTCCCCCCTACAGATTAAGCAATCTTTTCCGGATATCTTTCCGGGATTCAATTCCAAGTTTATTTTTTCTTTCGTCTGATAGCACAAGGCGTATAGTCCCCGGTATAAAATGCATTTCCCCGTATTCTTTTAGACTCAGTACTATTCCGCCGCTGGAATATTGGTCTACAGGCTCGAACATCTCGTCTTCCCACCACTCACCAATCTCTTCGATCTTGTATGTATTGTCGTTCGGGTCTACGCGTTCGATTGTTGCTATTGCACCTTCTTTGTTTATCATCCTGCTGGTTACAGAAACACAACGCGTGTGCATATTATTAAGCCCGCTCTTTATTCTAACTTTGTCCCCTACCCTGTATTCCATTCTTTCCCCCTTATCCATTCTACCACAGCCTACACCAACAAGCAAGCTCTTTTCCTCGGGCGTCCTGCTTGATACTTCCTCACCTCTTCTCGATCGCAGTCTATACAAGCCGTCTCATAGCTCCCGCCTGGACGTTGACGGAACAAGTCTATCGGTAATCGTTTCCCACAGATACGGCACTGCTTTAGTCCATCGTCGGTGCTGTATCGTTCGGCTATCTCGTGAACATCGCGGGATAGAATCTTTGCCCGGCTGTTCAGCTCAAGGAGGCTTGCAACATACTTAATTGCCGCCCGCTTGATCTCATGTTCAAGATGAGGGCTGTCCGCGTTTTCCTTGCATACTTTTATGACGCTTTCCTCGTACCTGCTGAACTCTATATCTGTCACGTCTCGAAGAGTTACGGAAGTAACGAACCGCGCTACTGCTTCATTGATTTCAACTGATGCTAACGGACTATCCATTTATCAGCCCCGCGATTACGTCAGCGCACATTGCCGCAAAGCCAAGAACGATTATTACGCCGAAGCAGATCATCAGCACGGTATGTGCCAGCCTCCACGGTTCTTCCCATGCGTTCAGCGAATCGATCCGCAACTGGTCTGCTTGTTTCCGAAGCTCCAGCGCTTTGATCGGGTCCGGCTCGGTCTCGGCCTGTTCTTCCAGTTCCCAAGCGCTCATCAGCAGCCTGTGTGATTCTCTCATACTTCCCCCTTGTCTGTTATTGTCGTCCTAACGTGCTGATAACCTGCGAGGGTTATTTGCCCGAGTCAGGTTGATTAGCTTGTTCGGTGTTTTTGGCACCATTGTCCGAAAGCTCTTCCATGAGCTGATCGTAGTCCACGGAATTAAGCCTATGCGTAAACTCCCGATCATCAAAATCTGGATCATACGATTTAATAGCCGAGACAGCTATTTTCAGCTTTTCCCGCAACGAAAAAATCTCTTGCCACAATAGTTCGTCCATTTCTTCCTCCATGTAATCTGTGCCAAAAACTTGGCGCGTATCCGTCTAATAAGCGAAGCGGTTAGACGGCTAAAGCGTCCACCGAACATTGAGTTGACCTGCAACCGGTCTTTGCGGTTGTCAGGTCGAACTCGTTGTTAGATGTCGCGGCCTGCTACTTTCCAGCCGGTCGCTTATCGAGTCCCTTTTCGGCGATGATTGCGGCAAGATCGTCCACGTGCAGACAATCGATCATACAGGCCATGTCGTTCGGGGCCTGAATTGACGCAATGTTCCCATTGCAATAATCATTCCCCGGAACCGCGCTGTGCAGAACCCCGAACGATACGATCTTACCGCCTTCCAGCTTGACGATCTTGTCCCCATTTTGCGCCTCCCGCCCATTTCGGTAGTGCATAAAACCTTCCTTTGCCTGATACGCTCAGGCCGCGATTTAGTTGACTATCCGTGTAACAAGCTACTGCGGTTACACGGTTGGCAATCCATCTAACACATATTCCACTGGTCAGCCTAAACCGCCGCCAGCATCCGCACGTACGCAAAGTGTTCCGCTACTGTCCGCCCTGTCGGGAGCGGGATGCCATGGTACAGTGTGTACCAGATTCCGTTATACCTGAATCCTTTCATCTTCTTTCCATCCCTCACATTTTCAGCGTGCCACAATTGGGGCAAGCATAGAAAACAACGGAACTTGCTTCCGGTCGCTCAAATATTACCTGCTTGAAAGGGTGCGGACCATTGTTCGCCCAAAGGTAATCTTGCTCAATAACATCTGCCTGTTCGATTTCATCATCCGTCATGTGAAAATATCCGCAAACGCATTTCATCTTCTTTCCCCTTCGCGGTTCCCCGCTCTCTTGATACCCTAATTATATCACGTTCATACTATTTGTCAAGCGTTTTTCGTACGTTTTTTGTAATAAAACAGGGTAAAATTATCGCATAAAGATTTTACCCGTCAGCTTGCTGTATTTCGCATCCGTTGCTATCCGTTGACAATCAGTGCACGTATGTACTCTGTAAGCTCGTCCAGTGCGCCACGTCGCGCCATGTCGAGTATATCGCGGAGTACCGGCTGACTGTACTTGACTGACGCATTCCAGTGGGTTTCCATGAACTCTAGATCGTCCGGGTAATACTCCTGCATCCAGCGCCGATAGAAAAAAGGCTCCTGCCTTCGTTCGTGGATTCCGTGATGTGATAGGCACTGTGCGTGAATGTTTGGCGGGTAAAAACGGAACGTCGAGTTGCCCCCGACGGAGTAATAATGGCTTGCGGTTAGAATCCCTTTGCACGGATGAAATCCGTCGCCGATCATGCAGTATTCGTCTCGCTCGCGGATTGCCTTGTTCACCGCTTCCTGTACCTTGGCACAAGTCAGCTTCTTGACCTTCTTCTTTTTCGGCTGTGCTTTCAAAACAGTTCCCCCTGGTTTATTATTCCCCACTGATCGGCCATTGCTCGTGCAATTCCTGGATACGTTTTCGAGCGAAGCACTGCCCTGTCTGAGCTTGGCGGCATCTTCCAGATTCTTTGCTCGCGCCCGTCAACTATGTCTGTAGGTTTTAGTTTTTGAAGACCCGTGAGCCATAAGCAAGTGGCCTTTGTTTCGCCGTGTCCAAACTGCCATGGCTGTATAATTTGATCCGGTTTTCTGTAAATGCTTGACATTATTCCTATCGGGTTTTCTATAGCAACTCGTTCGCATTTTGTCCTTGTGAACGCAAGAAAAAACTCTATGCTTCTCTGCTGCCGTCCGTCTTTCTGTTTTTCCTTGAACCATCGCGCCCCTGACACGGCAAGGTCTGTACACGGGGGGAATGCTATTATCATATCCCACGCCTCCGATAGAAGAGGAATTACATCTTGTTGCAAGTGCCACTCTGGGAGCCCGCCCGAACAAGGATATAAATCGCATGAGTATGCTTCATGTCCAAGCCGCCTGAACTCTTTTGTCACAGCCTGGCTTTCTTCACATGCAATAAGTATCTTCAAAACAGTTCCCCCTGGTTTTCTTCCGCCGGCTCCGGCATAGTTTCCCCGCCCCATGTTCCGCAACACTTGTCCAGCTTTGTCGGCAGGTCATGAAGTACACACATAGAACCATGCACCGGCGAAACTTCCCGGTACACACAGTTAGCGCATGATCTGCCATATCGAGATTCACCGTAGGCTATCGCGCTGTTTTCGATTGACATTTTTCCGGCTCCTTCGGTATCAGTGGTTTATCGCAGAACGGCGGGGTGTACACGCACTTGTATGACCCGCCGCCTTTCCAGCATCTTGAAGCGTGAGGGCATAGGGGATTCACTTTATATAGTCCTTTGTTTTTTTGAGCAGTTCGATAAGCGGAATATAAGAGACGTTCCACGCAACAACCTCCTCGCCTACTTCGTGGAATTGCTTGATAATCTCAAATGCTTCCCTGTATTTTTTCTCTGCCTTTAGCTCTCTATGAGCAATGCAAGAAAGCCAATAGATAATAATAAATGCTATCGGATAAAATAAAACAATTATAATTGCAATGTCTGTACTGCTCATTCCTTTCCCCCTTCGTCTTTTCCAACCGGCATGAAAAAACTACCATCTACAAACTTTGCCGGATAGCTTTGTTCTGCCGTTATAGGACAAGAATCGTCAACCCATCGGTGTTCTCCGTAACTAAAACCGCAGATTTTACAAACAGCATCTGATTCATGATCTTTCACCGCTCTCCCCCTTCGTCTATAAACTCTCTCGCCCACTCTTCCTTCGTGTACTCTTTCCCGCAGTATCGATGCCATCCGCATTCCGGGCAGTATTCATGAGGATGTTCGGAATGCTTCATGCCAAAATCTGTCCGGCGGGAGTGAACACAAGGCGTTATCTTTTTTTCCACGCCCTTAACCCTTTGTAAAGACTTTCGTCTCCATCTCTTTGCCACTCTCTCCACTTGCTAAAATCTTTTGTTCTTACCGCCTTGACTTTAGCCTCTATTGAGTCTCGTGCGGTAACTTCAGAATAATCCCTAAAATACTCTCTTGGTCCAGTGCCATCGTCAAGAATAGGAATTACTTCCCACATTTCGGGACTTAAAACACAATAAACAACCTCTTTCATCTCTCTCCCCCTTCGTATCGCTTATCGGCTCCGTGAAAGACCTTCAATTTCCCACCACCTGAAAGCAGTTTTTCTTGAAGCCCTCGCAGTGCCTCTGCCATTTCCTCGCGCTCTTTGTCTGTTATTTCTTGGCTTTGATCTATCGCTATAGGTGCCGTTGCTTTTTCTACTTTGCTGTATATCTCATTCGCGCTAGCAAGGCACTTTGTAGCAATCGCTACATCTGGCAAGGTCTTGAACGTTTTTGAGTGTTCCCTTCGGATAGCAATGAACAAACAGCCAAGAAAAAGCGCATCCCGGTTTCCGAACTCGTCAACCCATACATCAATGTCTTCTTCGTTGTATACTCCCGCTCCGTAGTATGTCTGCATCCGTGTAAGAAGTTCCGGAACAGATAAAGCGTCAACCCTCATATTTCAACACCTCCGTTTTTCAAAGACTCTTCTTTTCGTCTCAAAGACTCCTGTATTTTCAGTGCTATTGCATCCTCTGAACCAGTGTCAACATAATCTTTGCACTGCATATAGATTGTATCCCAAACCCATTCAGTAGCCAAGCCAACCGGAGTAAAAGTTACCCGTAGTTTATCGCGCCCGGTCTTTTCGTATATTGCCTTGTGGAACATAGCAACCATCGGCTTTGCTATGGCTATCGGCTCTCCTCCGTTTTGTTTTGAATGAGTGAAGCATCTTTCAACAATCGTTTTGATTGCCTTCCCTGTTCTTCCTGATGCTTGCTTGTCTTTATACATGAGTGACATTGATTCTGGCTTACTCTCAAACCATCGTTTTATTTCATGATAAAGAGCAAGTTCTTTTTCGGAAAGATCAGACTTCTTTTTTGAAGTCGCGACTGCTTTAGCAGGTGCGGAATAACACTGGACTGCTGTTTCATCATTCTGTGAAATTAAATCAAAATCAGTATCAGTATCTGAATCAAGATCAGAATCAAGATCAGAATCAAGATCAGAATAGCTCGGTTGGTATGTATACCCTACCAGTAGGCTATCTATAGGGTATGTATAGCCTATATCTTTTGCATATGAAAGTATATCTTTTGGAGTTGAGGCAAGAACTGATTCTATCCCTTTTTTAATTGTCGGCTTAATATCCCATTTTTGGTGCTTCGGCCATGAAGGAAGTATAATCCATTCATCCTGAATAAACGCAGCCTTTCCAGCTTTACGGAATCTTTCAAACATAGGTGTAAGTGTTCTCTCGTCATATCCAGTGTCAAAAGCAATACGGTCAAGAGTTATCTGATAGATTCCTGATATGTTTGTTTGTGGATTTGTAAGCAAGTACATATACAAATATCGTTCGGAAGGATCAAGTTTCCGTACCCATTTATCAGTCCAGAATGACGTTGAAATATATCTTTGTGTACTCATTTTATCATCGACCTCGCCTTGCTTTCAATTACAAACTGACAGCTATTAAGGCAAACCGGGTTTACTTCGTGATACCCTTCTTGCCCGTCAACCAATAAATCAGCAAGCGCCTCTGCTGCGCGTATCTTTTTTAATTCAAGATCGTTCATGTTTTCTTTTTTTGCTGTTATCCCGAGAGAGCCTTTCATTTGTATTGTTGTTTGTATAAAATGTCCCGGCTTTGTGTATCCATGCTCTTTCAGCATATCGGTAAATCTGTTGCGTGTCTTTTTTGATTCTTCGCGAACTGCCCTGTGTTTCTTTTCAAGGAAAAGCCACCTGTCAACAACCTTTGCGCGAAGCTCAGCAGAATATCCCGACAAAAGAATCATAGTTTCACGATATGGCAATTTGTATATTGGTTTTTCTCTGCCATACCTGTCTAAATAGATGCCCCCAAAAATGGTTGCATCTTTTACGCTCTCTTGCATTGCACGGATGTCTCTAAGTACATGATCGTGTCTTTTTTTCGTTACATTCGCAATGTCTCGCGAATCCATTACCTGCTTACCGTCTACAATCAGCAACTGCATAACAGCTCCAAAAATAAAAAAAAGGACTTCTTTTATAGTTCCCCGCTTTCGCGGACTTCACGGAACCATAAAAAAAAGCCCTTATCAGTGGTCGACTTTAGCAGTCGGAAAGGTGAAGTTTCTTTCCCACGACTAAAACCTGCGTACACTATACCACGGGATACCGTGATGTGTCAAGACATACAACAGTCCATATAAAAAGACATATAGTCATAGTCGTTGTCTTCCTCGCTCGACCAGATCGCGGCAAGAACATCACCCCATGCACGAAACGAAAAACACGCGACATTCCCGTCAGTGAAAAGAGGAGCGCCTTCTTCTTCGCTCTGGTGCCAATCGCCACCATGTTTAATTTTGTTTTTGATGATATACCGGCGAAGCGCCTCGGCATACTCTTGACCATCTGGATAAAATCTTTCGAGATAGTCTTTCCACCTCATGCCTTTTTGAAAGAACCCGCCCATTCCGCCGATTGATCCGTAACCCTTTGCTTCCAGCTTTGCGGCCTCTTCGTAAGCAATAAACTTGTCAACCTCAATCATTCTCTCCCCTCCAATGCCCCGGCTATCCGGAATCCGGGAACGTAACGATATTGACTGCGTTTCCGGTCTACGCAGTAGAACTCCGCGCCCGCCCTGTCGGCGTAGTCTCGGCAGGCTTCATAGACCTGTCGCCGTTTCACTTCGCCTCCATGTCTTTTCCCTGCCCAGTATGTCAACTTACCAAGCAGGAAAAAACGTTCGGGAGAGTTGTCTAGTAAGTCAGTGACTATCTCCCGAATTGTCATTCCGGCTTCCCCGCAATGAGTACCGCGATCAATCCGATTATAGGACTAAGCAAAAGAGACAGCGCCGTCCATCCAAGAAAGTTCCGCCCGTTGTTCGCCGCGATTGCGCCGATGCCTACGCTCATGAGAATCCACAGTGCAATCATTTTGGTTCCTCCGTTGTGCCAAGAAGGTGTTCGTTCCCTTCGTGTGGGATACAGTGTTTCCAACTGGAAGACATACACGTATTGGCGTATGGTGCTTTTTCACCACAATACCTCTCGAATAAATCAATGTGCCATTCTTCGATGCTACTATTCCGCACCAGCACACGGTCAAACGGCTTAGGCTCCGGTTCTTTCGGCGCGTCTTTCACGTCTTCCGGTGTGAGCGCGAGAAAGTCGGTTGCGGAGATTAGTGTTCCGTAACGCTCTTCGAAATATCTTTTCTCTCCTTTTACAACGTGCGTTATATCGCAGTCTTTGTTGAAAAATAAGTATGACATGTTTGTGAGTATCTCTTTTTTCCCGTACCCACCCCACTCATACCCAAGCTCAAACGCATGACGCTGAATAGCCTCACTTACCGCCCGCAGAACCTTGCCTTCGTACATTGACAGGTCAATCTTGTACTCTTTCATTGCTCATACCTCCATACAATTTCCAACCGGTCATCGTGCCGGTCTAGTCGATATTTGCAGACAGGGAGTAAACCCGCCGCAACCTTTGCCCGCATGAATCTATACCCGCCGTTCAGCTTCGCCTCTGGGACAAGCTCGACCGTCCCCGGGAACGTGATTACCGCCCCGGATTTTGTCGGTTCGATAGCGCACGTTTCGCCGGTTGTCCATTTCGTCGGAAACCGGTAGTAGATATATTTCCCGGAGCGTGAGACTTGCGGGGTGTAGAACTTCGATTCAGGAATCATCCTGCCCTCCCCATTCCGTCAAGCTTTGCCTTCTGTAAGGCGTAGATTTTCGATTCAGAAGCCATCCCACCCTCCTTATTATTTATTAAGTCTTGAAAACAACATCTATTTCACGTCCTTTTTTATATCTTTGATATGCAATGTTGTATTTTACGCCAGCTATTTCAGCCGCCTCTGCTAATAACATCTCCCTGCCGTCATATGTTATATATATATTCCTTCTCAAATTCCTTGTCTGAAGCCCCTTCCTTATCCATCTGCAATTATTAGGAGAATAACCTTTATTATTATCAATTCTGTCTATTGTTAAATTATCATTGTATCCATTTGCAATGGCCCAATCATAAAAAGCAATAAAGTTAAACCATTCTTTGCAAACAGATATTCCTCTGTCTTTGTAAATATGTTTTTTTCTTGGCTCTTCAGATTTACATCTAAACTTCATTTGTAACCACACGCAATGGATTCTCGTTTTAGATAATCCGTGCTTGTGCCTTGTTTCTTTTGTTAAACAACCACACGACCTTGTGTGACCGCTTCCAAGATGCCCGGTGCTTACAAACGTGATTTTACCACAATCACATAGACACATCCATACCACATTGCCGCTTTGTCTTTTTTCTGTTTTTTCTTGCAAAACAAGCCTTCCATATCTATTACCAGCAGTGTACATAATGCCCTCCAGTATTATAACTTATCATACCGTTTGTTATTTTGCAACCCATTTAAAATATCTTCGAACTTCTTGCTATTCACTCCTGCCTGTATCATGGTCGATATAAGCAGATCCATTGTTTCCCGGCGTTCCTTCTTCGTGTACTTTGACCAGCTTTTCAGCTTGCCCCGGATATGAGTACGCGGCGTACCGGCGGGAATCTCTTCCTTCGTCTTTACTTCGTGCATCCCGGATTCATCCGCGTAGACAAAAGATTCAAAGCCAGCGCCCATGTCGCGCTTGATGAAGTCCTTCAACTCCTGCCAAGTTGAACAGTTGTACGAATGACAACCGGACTTGAAGAACTCCATGACTAGCGGATGGAAGGCGCGATTCTGTTGTGGCGTTCCGTCCGTTGCGTCTTCAAGCGCGTACTTCCTTCCCTGCTCGGGAGCGTCCCCGGAAAGAACAAGGTATCCTTCCGGGGTTATCTGAATGATGGTCAAAAGGGAATTCCTTCCGGGAAGTCGTCTTGAAAACCCTGCGGTTCTGTCTTCCGTGATGGTGCGGGCGCGGTCTGCTCGGTTCCCCCTCCGAGTAGCTGGATGTTGTCGGCATTGATGACAACCCGGCTCATATTCTGTCCGTCTTTTTCCCGGCGGTCTTGATGAAGCGATCCGTCTACGCCGACCTGCTTTCCCTTCGTCATGTACTGGGAAAGATTCTCCGCAGTTTTCCCGAAACAGGTCACGTCAAAGAAACTCGCTTCGTCAACCCACTGCTCGCCACTTTTCTTCTTGCGGTTCACGGCAAGCGAGAACTTTCCGATTGCCATGCCTCCGCTGGTGTAGGTCAACGTCATGTCTCTTGTCAGTCTCCCGACGATAAAAACGCAATTCAAATCATTTGCCATTTAATCCTCCAGTTTCTCGTATTCGATTTTATTGTCGAGCATGTACTGACGCAACGCGAACAGCACAGACTTCTTTGCCTTGAAGCGGAGCGTGTATGTCATCTCCGGATCTTCGTCTACCGGAACACCGGCGGCTTTCTGTGCAAGTGAAGCAACGGGCGCTTGTTCCTGTGCCCTGACTTCCTCTTTTGCAAGCTCCGACTGCTGTTCCTGCATTTTTGCTTTCTTCTCGCGCTCGGCACGTTCAGCTGATTCCTTTTCCAGGCGCTCGCGGTTTTCCTGAATCGTCCGTCCGCGTTCGATTGTCGCACCTATGTCCAGCGTTTCGAGATACAGCGGCCTGAGTGTTTCAACGTCAACGCCAAAGGCTTCGATGGTTTTAATGTCCGCGTAAATCTTTTTGATCTTCGCGTCTATCTCTTCCTGCACGGCCTTCATCTTGACGGTCTTGTTCAGCCACTTGTCATCAAAGATTTTCTCAAGCGGAACAAGCGAGAACTGACGGGTATTGAAATACTCGGTTATACCAGCGCGCTTGACTTCCTTCCCTGCGGCTTCTTTTGCCTTTACGATTTCATCCAGCGCCAAGGCTGCCGCGTCAATGTTTTTCTCAAGCGCTTTGCAACGGGTTTCAAAATCTTCAAAGGGCTTCATCAACTCTTTTATTACTTTGATCCGTTCTTGTGACAAGGTTTTCTTTGACGTGTTCAATGTCGCGCGGTCTTTCTTTGCCGCGTCTGCGTCGCCCTTGTAATTGTCAGGCGTGTACTCTTTGAGTTTTTCCTGTACGAAAGTTTCGAGCTTGTCGATGTTCGTAAGAAGAACTCCCTCTTTTTTCTCGATTACCAGCAGTTCGAGATTATCAGACATTCTGTGCCTCCTGTGCTTCTTTGTCTGCGATCAATCCTTCCAGATATTCCGCAGTTTTTTTGTATGAACCGCCGTGCTTTTCTTTCGCTTCAACCAGTTGCTCCGGGGTCATTTTGAGAATATTGTACGCCTTGATACAGCGCTCACGGTCGGCGTCTGCTGGTGCTTGCTTCTTTGATTGTGCTGGCTTTGCGGGCGCGTCGATGTTCCCATCGGTATCATCATCAGCTACTATCCCGAAGGCCGCACAAAGAGCATACCGACGAAAGTATGAAATAGCCGCTCCTGCTTCTTGTGATACGTTAACGCTTTTCATGTTCGTGAGCGCAAACTCCGCAGCAGATTCAACCCACTGTCCAGAAGAATGAATTATGCGAGTGCATAGGCCGATTGTCCGTCCTGTTCCGCCCTCTGGAAGTTGCACATACCCAAGCCCGTATTTTGGTAAAACTTGCTTAAGGTGATCGACAACATCATCGAGCGGGATATATTTGTTTGTGTAGCTATCACGAGACTTAGGCAAGCCAGCAATGCTGTTCCTTGCCTCAACAAGTGCAGTAAAAATCTCTTTTGTCTGTTCGCTTGATTTCATTCCTTCCCCCTCACTCTACCGGGTCAACCCGGCGCATCTCGTCATGAATAGCGCTGACCATGTTTTCGTGCCAGCCCTTCCGCCGCTTTTCGTCCCGTTCGTAGATCATGTCGCAGATTGTCCCGCGAGCGAACGCCAC